CTATCGGCCCAGACTTGGGGTGATTTAGTACCGATGGCTAACGCTATGAAGTACGTTCACCACCACCAAGCTAAGATGGTTAGTAACCTCATTTTAGATAGGCTAGACAAAGCTGCAAAGGGCAATGCCAAGGCACGTGAGGCTTTAGCCAGCTATGGGTTAGAGTATCCCGTAATGGATAAAGTAGCTCAGGAAATCGAGAAGCACGGCTTCAAGGTTGATGATTGGTCAGACAGTGTGTGGCGTGATGCTAGACCTGCGTTTGCTAAGATGATGGACTCTGCCGTTCTTAAGGGACGGCTTGGGGATGTACCAGCATTTGCGGCATTCGACCCTGTAGGTAAGTTCATGTTTACATACCGTACTTTCGTACTAAACGCGCACAACAAAGTGCTAGCGGGTATGCTTGAACGTAATGGGGCCGGGGCTGTAGGCTTAGTGTTGCTGTACCAGATGCCATTAGCAATGATGGCGGTGCAGGCACAGTCTGTTGTTAAGGGTGAAGGTGTTATCTCAGATGACAAGATTATTCAGAAAGCCTTAGGGCAGATGGGCGGTCTTGGCCTATTCAGTGAGCCTTTACGTTGGGCATCAGGCGAGTCTAACTCAGTAGGCGCACCAGCACTCATCCCTCTCGATAGGGGTGTTAAGCTATTCCAAGCCGGAGCATCAGGAGATGAGAATAAAGCAGCCAGCACAGCAATGACTATGCTGCCCGTCATATCGGCTATCCCGTTTATACGTGGTATGGCTAACGAAATTAAGGAGAAGTAACAATGGCAAGTAGCACCCAACGTGCGGAATCAGATGGTACGCTGGTGCTGCTTGACCTGAGCATCGACTACCTAGACCGTTCTGAAATTACAGTGTTTTACGACCTTGTTCCTAACACTACAGATTGGTCATGGGTCGGCTTGACTGAGAAGCGTATTGCTTTTAGCCCTGCCGTTCCAGATGGAGTTGAGGTTCTAGTCAGGCGTAGCACTGATATTACAAAGCTCAGACATGAGTTTTCAGAAGGTGCTGCATTCACAGCAGACTCTCTGGATGAAGATTTAAAACAAGTACTGCACATTACTCAGGAAGCTTCAGAAGCTAACCTTAGTGGTGAGTTTTACTCTAATATCGACCTACATGGTTACAAGATAGTAAACTCTGCTCCCGGTGTGCTACCCACAGATGTACCTAATCTTGGGCAACTGTCTAGCTTCACTATAGCAGCAGCAGCCTCAGCAGACGAGGCAGAAGAATTTGCTGAATTAGCTGCTAATAATGCGCGTTTAAATATTGGCACTGTAACCTCTACTATTAGTGGTGGGGACGCAGAAGCCAACATTAGTGGCCCAGCAGGTTCACAGTATTTGAATTTAATCCTACCTAAAGGCGACCCCGGAGACGGATTCCCGGCAGGTGGGGACGTAGGTCAAGTACTTATGAAACAGAGCGCCTTTGATTTTGATACAGCATGGATATTAGTGGATAAGACTACGCTAGGATTAGGCAATGTAGATAATACTGGGGACTCTTCTAAACCTATAAGTGCCGCTCAAGCGGCAGGCTTAGTTGGCAAGACGGGGCCTGTTGGAGCCGCAGTTATTCCATCAGGCACAACAGTTGAAAGGCCCGGTTCTCCTGCTGTCGGTCATTTTAGGTACAACACTACAACAGGGGATTACGAAAGGTACACTTTAACTGGGTGGCGTTCTGTTGGGCAAGGTGCGGTTGCACATTGCAGATTCAACGGTACTCTTACAGGTACAAATGTGCCTGCGTCTGCTAAAGGTATTACATCAGTCACTAGAAACTCACTTGGCCTATATACAATAAATTTTGCAAGTTCGTTTGCAGCCGGGCAACAGTTCCCTAGGTGGACTTATGCTAAGGGTAAGAAGCTGAATGGCCTAGTGACCAGACGAAATACCGAAAAACGGTACTGGGATGCTGGATGTCCAGTTTGGCCTCAAAGTGACGAAATTTCGACGCACACAATCGCTCTCAGACGCGAGAACGACCCTGTGCTAAGGGGTTAGTATCAATGCTTATAAATAAAGCGTTAGCGTGGCTTGCAGGAACAATGGCCCTAGGAACCCTTTTAGGGGGCCTGTGGGCGTGGCATCTGCAAGGTGAGGTAAGTACCGACCCCTGTAAGGATACCAACGAGCAACGCAAACTCATTAAGAGTAAGGCTCATCACTACCGCCCACAAGGATGTAAGGTACGAGCATAGGGTAGGTCTAGTCACACATCTCCTATCTGCGCCTTGAACGCTTGTCTATTACTTGGCGGGTTCCCCTACCAAATTTAGAGTTAGAGTGGTCGGCGTATCCCATAGGATTTGCCATGAACTCTGTGTACTCTGCTTCTTTACGTGCTGCTGCTGCTTTGTGCTCGTCTTGGTCAAGCACCCACTTGAACTCACGCACCGCACCTGCCATGGACTCTAATCTATCGTCTTGCTCTAATGAGTTCCGGTCAGTTGTGATGTTTGCAAGTTGATACCATAAGCTGTACCTAGTGCGGTCGGCCTGACTGTGCTGTCTACCACAGCGGACATCAGCCTCAAACACACCTTTGTGTACAATTACCCTGTGGCGCTGCATAGGGGATACCAGAGAATCAATGATACGCTTCTCTTTCTGACCCGTGCTGTACTCACTGGATACGTTGTTGCTCATGTAAGCTAAATCCTCCGTAGCGTTGAACACGCTGCGTAAGTTAATCTCAAACAGGCCATGGCCCATGTTGGTCTCAACTTTGATTCTAGCTACCTTGTTGCGACGAACGATGTCGCATATTTCTTTTTCGTTTACTGGATTAAGTCCACCCTTAAGGCCGCCTACTTCCAACACGTGGATGTACGGGCCGATAGCGCACGCAACTCCGTAACCTATTTCATCCTTACCACCACCAGCGGGGTCAATATACATGAACACATCTTTAGGTGTTACGAATGAGCTATTGGTTGGCATAGCGTAGTACATCTTAGCCATGGATACTGGGAAGTCTTGCCCTAGCGGAACCTCAGCAGAAACTGTGGCTTGCCATGCAACTATCTCAGGTATAAGCTCCTGACTAAAGTTAGATACGATTAAGTCCGACAAGCGCAATTGCTGACGCAAAGCATCAAGCAATGAGGTATCCAGCATGTATTGCAATGCGAAATCCTCTGGGCCTTTGTCGAGTTCCTTCTCGTTCAAGTCTGAGTCTGTGTAGCGGTCGGGGTCGGTAGGCTGACCACGGGAGCCATCAATACCGCCGCCAATCCGAAGATTAGGGTTGTCTTGCATAGCTTGCGCAATCATTGGAGCTAAACGTCCGGCGTACTTCTCTGCCTCGTCAATCTCCTCACCTGTCTTTGCATCACGAGTCCAGCCGGGATAACGTCCGGGCCAAATGCGAATCTCAAAGCCTCGACCTTGTAGAGTGTTGTACACTGAGTCCTTAGACTGCGGCGTACCTAAATACAGAATGTCCCCGTGCGTACAAATAGACGAGAACTCTTTGGATAACTGAATAATCTGCGCACGTTGCGTGGCGGATAAACCGTTCTTGTTAGACTCAATATCATCAGGGATAAGTAAGTCTGCACGCCGACCCGGTAGGTTGGACGTGATACCTGCACATGCAATACTAGGTGAACGGTCAAGACCCTTCAAGCTGTAATGCACATCGAATGCGTCGGTGCTCGTTCTGTCCCCAGCGTTTCTATCTGGGCGAAGGCACTCTAATATGTCCCATGTCATGAATAGACGGACGATGAGTGTTGCTGTGTCAGATGAGTTCTGCTCACCTGCTGATACTATTAGAACACGTGTACTAGGACGGTGTATAATCCGCCAAATGGCGTACAGTGCAGCGAGGGTAGTCTTAGCTTCACCCCGCTGCGCCATAACCATACGAAGGCGTGGGCCATCCTGCATGTACTCTGCAATGTTCTCTTGCTGTGCTGTCAGCGTAAACCCCAAGTAGGCCATGCCGTCGAAGGCAAAGTCTGTGAAGTTCTCGTACTGCTCAGCTAGCAATGTGACTTGCGCAAAGCGCATGTTGATGTCCAAATTAGCCTCCGACTGCTACTTTATTATCTACTGCCGCCAATTGTACAACATTATCACGGCGGTTCTTTCGAGCATCTGATTGCTCTTTCAACTTCTCACGTAGGCCATCCAACTCGTTAGAGTCGGCTGGGTCGGCTGATATGTTGTTATCTTTAAGCATCTTGACAATAACACCTAGAGTGGCAGCATCGGTTGGGATGTTATCTTCTAGGTCTTGCTCAAGGCGAGTCTTGACGGACTTCACCAGCAATGCCTGTAAGTCCTGCAACTCCTGTATTGATGTTGCCATAATTACTCCTATACCGCAAATATTAAAACTTCTACCGAAGCCGCATCTGCTGCTGTTGATGTAGTTATTGTTAC